TTGTACGGCAACAGGTCTTTGAGCACCTGAATGGTCGAGGCGTCCGCCCAGTTCCGCGCTTTGTCGATCACCACAGGCTTGTCCACCTTGGCGTACTTCGCGTCCATAATGCCTCGCAACACGGACTTGATCTGGTCGGGATCGGGTGCTGCCTGCTCGGCCGAGCTGCCCTGCCACGCCTTGAACGTGTTGAACATCACCTCGCCTAGCCCGCTTGTCGGACTGGTGTGGACGTCAGGGTGCTGGTTGAGCATCGCAGCAAGTACCGTGCTGCCAGAGCGGGGGAGACCAGCGAGGAAGTGAAAGGTTTTGGGCATTAGGATGTTATGCCTTCAAGGGTGGCAAAGGAGCTGTTGTTTCCAGTCCCTACCGCGCTCCATGTTGTAAGAGAACCGACCTGAATAGGACTTGAACGAGGGACAACAGTGCCATTGCCGAGGCGTCCGTCGATGTTGTTCCCCCAAGTCCACAGTACTCCGTCAGTTCTGACCGCAATTGAATGTTGCGTGCCAACCGCGCACGATGCCCACGTCGTCAAAGCCCCAATTTGAACGGGGCTTGACTTGCTGACGACAGTGCCGTCGCCAAGACGGCCACTGCTGTTGCCGTCGCTACCCCAAGCCCAAAGAGTGCCGTTTGTTTTGACCGCCACAGTATGCGAACTAGAAGAAGTTTGAAGCCAATCCGTAAGCGCCCCGACTTGTATGGGGCTAGACTTGGTCACGACAGTGCCGTCGCCAAGTTGACCCGCAGTGTTTTGGCCCCAAGCCCAGAGAGTGCCGTTGGTCTTAATTGCATGCGCAGTGTTGGCCCCCACAGATACTGTGCGCCAAGTTGTAAGAGCACCAATCTGAACAGGGCTAGACCTAGTTATAGTGGTGTTGTCCCCAACGCCACCATAGTTAACGCCCCAAGCCCAAAGGGTGCCATCGGTCTTTACAGCCGCAGTGTTTCTGTCGACAATAGACACCGTTGACCATGTTGTTAGCGCGCCTACCTGTACCGGACTAGAATAAACTGTAGTGTTGTTCGTGCCAACATTACCTTTGTTGTTGTAGCCCCACCCCCATAGCGTCCCATCGCCCCTAACAGCTAATGTCGTACCGGAGCCTCCTGCGGTTACAACACTCCAGCTATCTGAGCCGATCTGGACAGGGCTGGATTTTGAAACCGTCGTGCTATCGCCAAGTTGCCCGCTGCTGTTATTCCCCCAAGTATAAAGCTCACCATCAGTTTTTAAGGCCGCGGTGTGAGCGCTGCCCCCCGAAACCTGCGCCCAGTTCGTCAAAGCGCCAACTTGAACAGGGCTGGACCTACTGACGATAGTGCCGTCGCCAATCTGGCCGCCCGTTCCCACCCCCCAAGCATACAACTCCGAAGTCAAAATACCCGTCCACCGCCCCGCAGCGATGGCCTGCACCTGCTCTTTTAGGTTCCAGATTCCCGAGAAGTTGGGCATTTATATGACTCCTTGGAGGGCGAGGTTGTGGGTGCCGCCTGCCGAGACCTGCAACCAGTCTGTGCTAGCGCCAACTTGGACAGGACTGGAACGGCGAGTGGTCGCCCCCGCTGTGTTTTGTCCCAACTGACCACTAAGGTTGTTGCCCCATGTGAACAAAGTGCCCGCCGTCGTTACACATGCGGTGTGGTCGCCCCCCGCTGAAACCTGCGACCAGTTGGTCAATGCCCCGACCTGAATAGGGCTGGATTTATCTGCGATGGTGCCGTCGCCCAATGACCCAACTGCATTTCGGCCCCATATGAACAAGGTGCCGTCAGACTTAACGCAGGCGGTGTGGGTCTGGCCCGCAGAGACCTGCGACCAGTTGGTCAGAGCGCCTACCTGAACAGGGCTGGAACGACGAATAGTGTCGTTTTGACCTAGCTTCCCAAAATTATTTTGGCCCCAAGTAAATAAGGAGCCGTCTGTTTTAGTGCAAGCCGTAAAGTTGTCCCCCGCCGAAGGTTGCGCCCAGTTAGTCAACGCGCCCACTTGAACAGGGCTGGAGCGGTTGGCAAGGTCGTTTAAGCCGAGCTGACCCGCATAACCCCCGCCAAAAGCCCAAAGTGTACCATCCGTTTTTACACAGGCCACGTTCCGATTGCCCGCTGCGGCATACGCCCAGTCAGTCAACGCGCCGACCTGAACAGGGCTGGAGCGGTTGGCAGTGTCGTTTAATCCGAGGTTGCCGTAGCTGTTTCTGCCCCAAGTAAACAACGTGCCGTCCGTCTTGACGCAAGCAACATGAGCGTAAAAAGTGGAAACCTGCGCCCAATTGGTCAAGGCCCCGATTTGGACAGGGCTGGATTTGTAGACGGTTGATCCGTCGCCTATTTGACCCCGACCGTTGGCCCCCCAAGTAAACAACGTGCCGTCCGTCTTGACGCAAGCCGAGTTCTGGCTGGCTGCAGCCGTTTGAGACCAATCTGTAAGCGAACCAACTTGAACGGGGCTGGACTTGTTAACAGTGGCGCTGTCTCCAACCTGCCCACTGCTGTTCAACCCCCAAGCATACAACTCAGCTCCAGAAAAAACCGCATTCCCAGTGCTGAACTCCGTAAGCCGCCCCGGCCCAAAGCCGTTGACCGCCTGCGCGCGAATCTTAAACGTGCCGCCGCCGGGGGAGATACTGATCGGGGAAGAAGACCCGGTAGCGCCCGTCGAAGCGCCCGTGCTCTCGTCAATCGCGGTCACGATGTACGACGTAACCGCCGCGTCCCCAGTGTCGCTGGGCGCGGTAAACGAAACAGAAGCGGAGCCGATGCTCGTGCTCACGCTCAAGTCGGTCGGTGCGTTCGGTGTGCTGAGAAGCGTGAAGCCGCTTAACGTGCCGCCTTGTCCACGAGGCATAGCTTACTCCTCAACCTGAGTTTGTTGCGCAGCCAAAATCTTCTTGCGCTCGCGATACAACCTTGAAGCTTCCCACATCTTTTCCATGTGCCCAGTCCGCTTTTTGGCGTTCTCACTAATCTTCTTGCGCGTTTCTTCGGACCGAACCTTGCCAAGATGCGCTTTCCGCATCTTTTCTTTGGTTTCTTCCGTATGAGGCACTCCCCGCCGATAGCCGGGCTTGCCAAAGTTGGGGTGTTGCTCCCCCGTGCGGCCGTACATCCCGTTGTGCTCTCCCGTCAAACCCTTAGAGCCCCTGCCGCCGGAACAGATGTTATATCCGTGGGGGGTCTGGGTGTTGTACGCAGAGATAAAACGTGACTCGACCAAGTAGCAGTAGTCCTTTGCTCCCACGCAAAGGATTTCAAACACAAAGTTTTCTTCGCCGTGCTTGGCGATTGCGTTTTTCAGCATAGACCGGGTTCTAATGTTCTGCTTAAAGTGACTGCGCTTCCGGAGCTCCGGATCAATCGTCACTCCAACGTACATCTTTCCGTCAACCTTATTGGTAACGGAGTAAACGCAGGCAGCTTTTTCTGGGAGCTGCATAAGCATTTTTAAGATATGTCCTCATAGCTCACTACGACCTTCAGGTCGTTCGCGGAGCCAGCCGTCGCACCAATCGACCGGTCTTCCTCAAGGTAGAGCGAGGTGTTCTTGTCGATCACGATCAGGGAGGCATCCGCAGGGACGCTCACCGTGCTGACGATCTGAGTCGCCGTACCGCCAATGTCGTCCTCGCTGTACAGCGCAATCGTGATGTCAGCAGCGTTTGTGCCGTCCACGTTTGAGACCACCAGCGAGTTGACCTTGAAGACCTTGCCACTCGCCGCAGCGTTGCTCAGCACCGCAGTTGCTGCGGTCGTCGTGAGGTCGACCACGGCGGACTTGCCGAGGATCGTGGTCACGTCAATAATGTTCGGGTTTGCCACCTAGCTTCTCCTTAACCAAAAATCAGGGCCGCCGCGACGGCCTTCCCGAATCCAATGCCAGCGTCACCGAAGCTGATGGTGCCCGATCCGTCTGTCACAAGCGCTTGCCCAACCGTGCCATCAGTGGTCGGCAGTGTAAGCGCAGTGACGAAAGCTTGCAGATTCGTGTCAAACGCCAGCACATCCGTGCCAATAGCCAGACCCAAGTTGGTGCGCGACGTACCTGCGTCAGCAACATCCGAAAGGTTGTTCGCCGCCAGGAGTGCACCCGCAGCGGGAATCGTTGCCGTAATGTCTACAACCGCGGCCCCTGCTCCAGCGCCGTCGCAGTAAATAATGGCCGAGTTGCCGTCCGCTACCGTGACGTTGGCGCCCGAGCCTTGCGAGAAGATCGCGGACTGTCCGGAGTTGTTCTTGACGATGTAGAACTTCTGCGCGTCGTTCGGGGCCACAGTAATCGTGTTTGCGCCTGAAGGCGTACCGCCCAACACAAGCACACGGTACTGGCCGTCCGAAAGACTGCCGTCCGAAGTCGTCAGAGTGTGCGTCGTTCCCGACAGCGTGATCGCGCCGACACCGTTGGTCAGGCGGTCGATTATGTCGAGGTTAAGGTTGGTCGAATTGCCCCACGTACCGGATTCGTCACCCGTCGCGATCTTGGTAATACCACCGTTCGTTGTGTAGGTAGCCATGTGATACCTTTATGCTGCGATCTCTGTCCAAGTCTGCCCGGGAACTGGAACTTCTTCCGCCCACGAGCTGCCCGGACTGGGGGTTACGGCGGACCAAGATGTGCCCGGTGCGGGGACGATGTTGCCATAAACTAGCACAGAACCCACAGAGGCGCTAGAGGCAATGCCCGTGACGACAACGACAGCCGCGCCGTTAGCCGTGACGCTGCCAACCTGCCCCGCCGCGAACATATTGGGGACTTGGACCGGGATCCGTTGGAAAGTAGTGATGGACACTTCGCCAGGTGATGCGGTAGCCGCAACGCCTGTAAGCGTGAGGGTCGAGTCGCCGATAACGGCCGCTGTGCCTACGCCGCCGACCAGAGCAGGGGCCGTGACGTTGACATCGATCCCCGCGCCTTCAATAATCGTGACTGTGCCAACACCGCCAGTGGCCTCGATCCCCGTTGCAGGGACATCTGCGCTGCCCGCTCCGATAGCTGTACCGACCGCGCCCGTAGCTTCGACACCGGTGACATCGACGTTGATCCCGCTGCCCTCGACGACCGTGACATCGCCAACAGCAGACGTGCCGACCAAGCCTGTGACAGGGACGGTCTGCTCGGTGACGAGCGTGACCTGACCAACCTGGCCAGTTCCGGAAACGCCCACCGCGATGGCGGAGTTGTTGCCCTTGGCCTCAACCTCGCCGACGGCGCCAGTAGCCGCGACACCAGTGACACTGACCGCGATGTTCTCACGAACAACGGCAATGCCAACCTGCCCCAGCATCGGTGACAGGGTGGAACGCTCGCCGCCCCACGCCGTCTCCCCAAAGCCCGCTTCACCCCAGCCGAGGACCTCGTGGCCCACACGAACAGGGAGCGCCTCGTTCCAAGCGCCCTCGCCCCATTCGCCACGTCCCCAGCCAGTGATGCTCGCCATGGGACTAACCCTTATGCGATACGGATGATGGCGGTGCTTGCGTCAGCTGTAGGGAACACAATCTGGAAGTCGCCTGCGGTCGAGGCCTTGTCCGAACCGAAGTCCAGCACAACCACTGCCGGGTCTCCCGCGACGGTGTCGTTGTAGATCAGCGCGCCGCGAGCCGTGATGGTGGCCGAGGTGAACGTCAGGTCTGCAAAGTCCGTGAACGCCGTGGTGCCGCTGGTCGTGGGCGTAACGTTGGTCAGCGCGCCTCCGCCTGCTGCGTATGAACCAGAGTTCGCAACCTCGTTGGTCGCGGTGTAGGCCGTCGTGGCCGCCGTGAACGAAGCACTGTTGTCATACAACGCAAGCTTGAACGTATTGCCTGTGCCGTTGGTGAAGTTGTGGACGCCCTGCAGCAGCTGCTGCTTGAAGGACGTAGCCATGAAGTTGCCAGTAAAGGCCATGTCAGAGTCTCCTTATCAGGTCTGCCAGCTCGGGGTGGCCCGCATCTGTCAGCGCACTATACACTGTTGTTCGGTCGCTGCGAATAGCTTGTCGCATATAATACGCCACAAGCCTCTCGATGTCGTTAGAGAAGGCGCGCGCTTGATCTCGAAGGGCCGGAGGGGCCGTTTCCGAAACAGAGATGACCTTCTCCATGCACTGAGCAGCAAGCTCCTCCGGCGTAAAGCCGCGGTTCTTGGTGGTCCGGACACCCACTATGGGCTGGTCCTTGAGGACATCGAGCTTAAACTCAAACATCAGGTCTTATCCCTAATGACTTTGCCCTTGCGGTACTCGTCCGTCGTCTCTTTGGCCTCGCCCAGCATCTTGATGCCGACCAGGGCCTCTTGGAAGCGCGCGTTGTAGGACGCCATGACGTCCTGCTCACCCTTCATGTAGATGTAGGCCTCGATCAGCGCGCCGTAGAGCATCGCCATCTCTGCGTTTTCGCTGAGCCACGTGGTTCCATCCTCGGCGCCCGCGGTCAAGCTGGCCGGGCGGTAGAAGTAGTGGAGCTCTGCCGTGTACGCCACATCAGGGGTCGGGGCCAGCAAGAAGTTGCTGACGTCAAAGACAGCGTAGTACCGAGGCGCGCCGACCGTCGTATCGTCAGGCGTGTAGCTCTGCAGAAAGCTCGGATCCTTGAACTCAAGGAAGAACCGATCGCCGTCGTCCCCGCGCATACTGAGCGAGAAAGCAGCCAAGTAGTCCGAGGGGACCGCCAGATACGGGTTACTGATCGTGGCCGTGGCCTGCACGTTCTTGCGGAACAGGCTGAGCTGCACGTTCTTGAGAATGCGCTCCTCGGCCTGACGGATAAACAACGGCAGGTTGTTAACGAACGATGTCTCGTCGTTCTCCGTGTAGTCCAGAATTGCCTGCTTCAACTGCGCGTATGTAAAACTCATGTCGTCACCACCGTAACTTGGCCCGCAGCGCCGAGCATGCGCGGCCGTTGCAGACTGGGGTCCTCAACCGTCGGCACAGCGACGTAGACCTGCAGCGCCTCGGCTTGGTCTGGACGAGGGTTGCGAAGCGCCTGGGGATCCGGCCCAACTCGTGGCGGGTACAGTTGCGGGTGCTTGGGCTCGAACTCGTCTTTTCCGACAAGCGCGCCCGTCCACTCCTTCTTCATGTCCCGAAGACGGTAGCGGAACCCGGAGCGATCCGAGATACCAAAGGCGTTTTTGTCCGATGCAAAAGCCATCAGGTCCTCATGTACCGAGCGCTGGGCTGGAGCTTGAGCGAAACGCGGTCCTCGTCTTCCTCGGCCGCGCGCTGGAACTCTTCTTCGTACACAGCCTTCAGGAACTGCAGCCGCTCCGGCGCACGCTTCATGGCCAGATAATAGGCCAGCCCCGCAACCATGCAGGGCAAGAAGCGGAACGGCAGGTCGGCCGTGTTGACCAGAGTGCCTGCGTCCTCGATCCGCTGGACGTAGTAGTAGATCAGCTGGTCGGTCGAGTTCTCTGGCGTCTGCCACAGCGTGATGACAGGCTCGATCTGGCGGTTCAAATAGAACTGCGACGGGCGGCCCTGGTCAGTCTTGTTCGGGAAAGTGAGGTAATCCCCGCGGCTGATCCGCTCGACCTCGTAGTCAGTACTATCACGGCGCAGAAC